ATATAACAATAATAAATTTATATATGTCTACATACTGGTCTAACTGATATACAGGTGCCTTATCAAAGATAGGTAACAGTCTATCAATCATATCTTTGTATTGCCTTGTGAGTTCTGCTAAGATAGCTTCATACACTACATTGGACAACTCACAGAATTTCAAAGTCATAATCTCTTGGATAGTGTAGACATTATTCATAGCAGATTCCTCCTTTAGATAAAATTTACTATCTCTCTTGCTAAGTATGAGTACATGACAGACACAGATATCTTGTGCCATGATCCATTCTGGAACATCATTACTGGAATATCAAAAGGATCCTTTGGACGTTCAGTGCATATAAACTGAAGCCCATTTCCTCTAATAAATAAGGCTCCTTTAGGTACTGTGTAACCCAAAAGAGCCTCTTTCCGTTGCAGTCGGACGGTTGTGTATTTAATTGTCATGTGTTTCACTCCTTTATATATTCCATGATGTCACCTGGTTGACAGTTAAGTATTTCGCATAAATGCATGATAGTATCTACTGCTACATTTGCATTGTCGGTTAATCTCTTAATAAGAGTAGGAGACATTTTATAGTCTTCTCTTAAATTACGTTTTCTTAGTCCTCTTTCTCTCATAAGATTCCAGAGTTTTCTGTAACTTACGTTTCCCTTGTATCTTTTTGCCATTTCTTTTCTCCAATAAAAAAGACACCTCTTTCGAGATGTCTTAGTCTGCGCAAAGCACTCCTATTTTAGACCATGAGGCTGGTCCTCTGTCTACTATAGTACACAAGTCTGGATGAAATTCATGCGGCATAAAAATTTTATCAATCCAATTGTCCGCTGCTACTTCATCTATAAAGTAAGTTTCCGTTGTGTATTCTACAGTAGTATACGGTACTCTATGTAATATACTAACGTAATACATATATCACTCTCCTTTTGTCCCTATTTTAGTTCCATCTGGGAAATCAAAGGAACAGTTAAATTCTGCTCCCATACAACGAGCTATTTCTTGAAGTTCATCAAGAGTGAATTTGCCTCTCTGGATTCTTTTAGATATATTCTGTTGAGTTACTCCCAAACGAGCACCAAGTTCCGTTTTGCTCATGTTTGCCTTGGCTAAGGCTGGATTAATAATTCTCTGCATAGGTTTATACCTCCTACAGAGATTATAAATTATCTAGTTCCCTTGTGCAAGTGAAAAGATTCCTGTTTCAGCATTGTAAAAATATCCTTTGCCTTGATATTTTCTCTGACAGAGATTTTGGAATCTTTCCAAAGACATAAAACTTTCACCGATTAATATTGCTCGATCATCTCCAGCACATCCTACATAGTAACTTTCGCCTAGTACCATTGCCAAGCGTTCCATTGCTCCCGGATAGAATAAAGCTATTGCTCCTTCGTCTCCGACAGAAGTAGTCACTATCCACCATGGATAATCTGATTTTCTCATTTCTGTTGTGTAGAATCCTTCATCTTCATAAGGATCACCTGTTAACTTTACACTCATACATTGACCAATGGAGCAAAGAATTCCTGGATACATTTTCTCTAATGACTCAAGATACACTGACTTTCTGTCCTCTGGTGTTTTGAATGAATCATTGCCAGAGAACTGTTTATATAATACTTCTAAGTTCATATTAATGTTTCCTTTCTAAATAATGTGTTTCGCTTGCGAAGTGAACTAAAGCCCCTTCTTCGCCAACTTCTATTTCTATTGGCTGTCCTTCGCTCACAACAGCAGACTTAATATAATCATCTACTGTCTTGGATGTGCCATTATTAGACACAACACAAGATACTGTGTCACCTACTGTGAAGCCTTTTCCTTTGTAACTCCAAGTGCGCTTATCAGGAGAAACTATTGAGATACTTCTCCCTGAAACAAAATATACAGTGCCTATCATTGGACGGGTACTGTCTTCTGTAGCTCCTGTAGGTTTTACTACAGCCAATAAAAAAAGGAGTGCTATTAACACTCCTAATAATGAAGGAATTACTACTTCCTTGATTAATTTCTGCTTTACTTTGTCTGCCTTGTTCATAATGATTTCCTCCTAGCTGCAATTTCAGCCGAACGTTTTTCATACATTTCCTTGCTGATAGTCTTTTTAATCCAATATGCGTTGCGAACTTCTTCCCAGATACAGGAAAGTTCGAAGGATGTTTTCGCTTGCGCAATTCTGGTCTTATAATTTTTCATAGTAATTTCCTCCAATCAAAAAGACAACCGGTATTAAACCGATTGCCTTATTTTCCATTTCATATCTATGTTTCGTACAATAAACGATTCATCAATTAAAAAGAAGAAATCTGCATAGTTGAACAGACCAACAATTTCAGCTTCGGTGAACTCTTCTTTTCCTTCTGCTTCCAGAATTTTAACTTCATACGAAGCAATTTCCTTTTTGAGTTCTTTGATTCGTTTACCTAAGAGGTGTGACATTTTTTCATCTATATCTGAGAGAGATTCTCGGATTTTTCTAAGTTCCCATGTTTTGTTTTCCAGAAATTTGATTTCCTTTTCACATACGTCTCTGATCGTGACAACTTCATAAATTGCAGATAAACGTGAGTAGAAAGTTTCTAAAATGAATGCCATATCCTTTGGCTCGTAGTTAAAAGGGAATAATTCCCCTTTCTGATGCCACAATCCATCAACGAATACATAGGTTTCGCTTCCGAAAATCCCTGTCGTTACTGTGAACTCAAGAAGTAAATTGTTAAGAACCTGATTAATTAATTTTTCCATTGTAGTTTCCTCCCTTATGCAAACGTTGTGAATTTGTCACAACGCATTCTCTTCTGGTCTGGTGCTACTCTCTCGTAGCCTTCTACGGGTGTCATAGCTGCTACTTCTCCAGGGTATGCCTGTGCAGCTATAATACTACCGACAATCACAAGGGTTCCATTGGAGAACTGTCTGTTGTAAACAGACTTGATTCTCTCTATTGTTTCTTTACCTTCTTCTGTTCCTACGAACTCTGTCCGGACAAACAGATCAGAAACTTTTCGCTCTTCTGCCTTGGCATTGATCAGCACAGAAGTAGGCACGGTGATTAGTGTACCATCCATGTCCTGTATTGTTACAGGATGTGGAGTTGTGTTCACTACTACTACGTTGTTGCTGAATGCTACGAAGTTGATTCCTTCCAGTTCCTTTGTTTTCTTTTCTAAATTAATCATATTTTCCTCCTGCCTTTTAGAGTGGCATAACTCATATTATTTTTTTGCTTGTGTTTCAACAACATAGACCTTGCCTGGTCTGCACTTAATCTGTTTAATCTTCATGCCATCTCTACGACGTGCTTCTGGCGTGTCGGTGTAACCTTCGAAGCTATTAAAGCCCACCGGCGGTAATCTGTGACCTTCGGAATACTTGACAGGTAAACCATGACCGAATACAGGTTTGGAATCTTCTTCCCATGAGATGTTATAGCCCTGACCGTCAACTCGTGCCTGTGAGTAACAGCCGCTTTTTGAGCCATACATAGGTTGTGGATGCTTCTTCTCACGTGGAAGCATGGAAGCTATAGCTCTAGTATCTCTACGACATTTTACAGGTTCTTCACTGATAAAATCAGCAGAGTTCATGAAAGCTATAATGAAATGTCTAATATCTGGATGGTCTTTAGTAGTGGTGTCTACCCATCTGTAGCCATTCCAGACTTTGAGCCGTGACACTCTGTAATGTGGTCTAATACACACGTAAAGTGTGCCATTGACATTACCAAAAAGGCTGTAAAGAGGTAACACATAGTTGTGAAAGTTAGTGCCAAAACCTCTGACCTGTGAACATGGTTTCATAGTTAATTCCTCCTATCATATTGATATGACTACCTACGACCGAAGTCATAGGCAGAGCATATCAGTACGATTAAGCCATACGAGTCTCCATAGATTCCTCTGCTGATACTTTGATAGCGTCATCTACTGGAATACCTAAGTATTCAAGATAAGACAGAATCAGCTGTTTGGATGCTTCGACTTCTTTACCATAGTTACGCTTTAAGCCCTTAGAGCCTGCCTGTAATTTACCCCAGATGAATGCACACAAGTTGTTAGCAACCCATGCTGGTGTAGCACCTAATGTGAAGTTTTTATACATGGAATCATCTGTACCGTCATTGGCAGTATTGAATACTGGTGACATGATGTCTTTACAGAGTTCTTTCACATATTTGAAATCACGCTGTCTATCAGCGTCGAATGACTCAACGTCATTGTAAGTAGCCTGATAGTCTTTAGCATTGACATAGAGTGAATGAAAGCCTGTCAGTGTGAATGTACCGCCTGTCTGGAAGTAAGCCCATACATAGACGGAAGCAATGCGATTGCTAGTAGGCTTAGGGCAGAAACTGTCCTCTGAATATCTTTCAACAAGCTCTGATTTGAAAGTGTCAAGTGCTTCTTTAGCAGACTCAACTTTAGCGTCAAGGTCAGCTTTTTTAGCCTTAGATACTTCACCCTTTTCAAGGGCTTTTGTTCTTGATGCAACAGCTTTAGAATATTTATCAGACAACTGTAAATAGTGCTGTCTGTCGTATTCTAACTGTACATCTTCACCAAACCGCTGTACATTGACAACCTGTTTTGGTGCAAATAACTCTTTCTCATTCTTTCCTGTGATTGTAATTTTAAAAGTTTTGTTTGACATAATAATTTCCTCCTGTGGATTTATTTTATTGTTTATCACTTAAAAAAATATATAGTTAGTCCGTAGACTGTTAATAAGCATATGTAATATAGACAGCACTCTTGCGCTCTATTACTAGAGATTCCAGACAATCCCATCAAGGTGAAAGTTTGGACGTGGCAAGCTACCCATCAAGGTGTAGACGCACTAGCTATATATGATTTCAAGGAACGTACTCTTGCATCATGCAAGGCAATATGGTATAATAGTTACAATAACTGTTTAGGGTTTAGGGGGCAAAAGCCCCCTATGGCTCAAGGTATTCTCTATAGTCACGGTATGAAGCAAAAAGCATATACCGCTGGATAGAGTCCACCCATCCCATGAACCCATCTGGAACGTCAAAACCTTTAAGGTTCATGTAATCACCTCCTATTCAGTTATCTTTGCCCTTGTTAGCGCAAGGGCTTTTTTGTTACTCAACAAGTTGTGCTCTTGTTGATGATTGTACTTTACCACAACTGTTTGGTTGTGTCAAGTACTTTTTAAAACTTTTTGAAAAAGTTTTATTTGTTACTTTAGAATATTGAAGTACTGTGTCCTCTCGCTCGGTTGATTCTTCCGCTTAACGGCTTCTTGATTGAGGAGTAAAGTGTTGATTGGCTCAACCTGTTCAGTTTTCTTCAAATAGTTCCGAACACTGTGCTTTCTTGTCCTACCGTTCCTGCTTTCTTCAACTGCTTTGATGGGTCATGTTTATTCTTCACACACTCTATCTGACCCGTGTCAGCTTGACCGCCATGTCACTCGTGTGTAGCCCTATCGCTTCACCCATTCTTTCCTGCTTTCTTCAATATTTAGTTGATGTTTCATCTCTTACACTAGGGAATCCCACTTCCTAAGAAGCATCATCCCACCGACTAGGGATTGTTGCTCTTCCCTGTCGACACGTTTATACTACTACGGATTACATAGAATGTCAACACTTTTTTGAAAATATTTTTATTTACACGTTTACGAAAGCCTGCAAACCCGCATAAATACAGGCTTTTTGGCATGAAAAAAAGTTTTTTCGTGAAAAATTACTTCCTATTAAAGCGAAAAATAAAGGTTGTCCAGATCATATTGTCTGCATACAGAGTGTAATATGTATTACACAGTGTATAAATATACAGTATGTCGGACGTATGACAAGACGTAATTATATACAGATTGTAAGACGTATTAGCGAAAGTAGTATAGATGAACTATACAAAGTAATACGTCTTATAAAAGATAATATGTCAGATAATATATATAATTTATTCAATTATGTCTGCAATTCGTGATTTAATGAAAGTTGCACGTGCAATTTTGTTAGTGTCACAATAGTTTTGTAATTTTTCATATTGTGAGTTAGACAATCTGATAGTTATGTTTTTTGTATTGTTTTTATTCCACTCTTCCGCATATTTCTTGTTATATTCATAATTTGACATAAATTATAGCCTCTTTTCTATTCAATTTGTTGAGTTGTATATATAATTAAACTTCTAGCAAGAATTGTTAGATAACTTACTGCAAGAGAAAACAATTGTCTGAAACATTAAGTTTTAAAGCAAAATTGCATTGACAATCTTAAAAACACTATGGTTCGATCAGAGAAACCAGACACAATTCAATACAATTCGTTATATTGACTGAATATTCTGATTACTTTAGTAATGTAAAATTCTATAGTATTATCACTGCAAAATTTTTCGATTGTAAAATTTCAATGCTGTAAAATTTTGCTACGGTACGGATGCTACACACTGATTTATTAAAGTATACTAGGGCTATCCACTTTTACGCTTTAAAGCCTTAAAAACGGGGCATTTGTAAAACGATACATCTTACCGTTGCATAATTCATAGCATTCCTACTACTTCAGTCAGAAACAGCCAAAATCAGTCCAAACTGTTCATATCTGCCCACTAAAGGTTTGAAAATAAGCATTTTCGCACGTTTCAGACCGAGGGTACTTATGCCAAATTTTCCTTAAAAATGCAGTGTTTTCGGGGGATGCAGAGCTTTTTTGACACCAAGTTCAGATTTCGGATCCATGTTCCCAGTTTCTCCGATCATCACATCTCTCTCACTCGATTTCCAGATCAGAGTTTCTTCCTTATTATATATGTTTTCCTGATTCACCTGTTTTTATTTTTCTAAACAAGTTTGTAAAATTCTGTTGACATTTTTCATGGTCAGTGCTATAATACACTTATCCCGAAAGGGATAGAAATCACAGGAGGCACATATGAACGACATTACTTTTATTGGAGTCAATCTTACTCAAGAACTCCAAAAACAACTTGATTCTCACAAATCAGCCATTCTATCTACTGCACCTCCAGATGCAGTAAAAGGCTACAATCTAGGTGTACAAAACACTCTTCTACTCTTAGACTCACTTCTCTCATCTTTCGAACCCAACGAATTCCTGATCAATACTACAGATTCCCACTTAACTGAGTATGACTATGATGAGCTTGAAGCTTTAACCCGTAAACAAGTTTATAAATCATAAGGAGTATTTTATATGAAGACTTTTACTAATACACACACATTACTATACCACATTAATGATTCAATTTCAATCCCTCTCAGATACTCTATCATTGAAGGAACCACATGGTTCGTAGGCAAAGATGTAGCAGCCATTTGTGGATACAAAGACACATGGAAAGCTATAAAATACCATGTTTCACCGGAAAATATAGATCATATCATCCTAGATGGCCATAAACATATTATTATCAATTTCTCTGGATTCGAACAGTTGGCACCTGACAAGAAGCCAGTAAACTGGTTTGTAAATAATAATATTGCTACTTTTACAGAAGAAAAATCAGTATCAGAACCCCCAACAGTGTTCACTCACCCACAATTTGGCACTGTCAGAACAGTAGAAATTGATAACGAAGTGTGGTTTGTAGGTAAAGATGTAGCAGAAGCTCTAGGTTATTCTGATCCTAGAAGTGCAATTTCAAAGAAGATTGAGAATGAAGATAGAGGTGTTGCTAAAATGGCAACACCTTCCGGAACACAGCAGATGACTATCATCAACGAATCCGGTCTCTACTCTCTCATCCTCAGCAGCAAGCTTTCATCAGCAAAAGAGTTCAAGCATTGGGTTACAGCAGAGGTGCTCCCCTCTATCCGTAAGACAGGGGGCTACGTTAACCCATCACAATCCGATCTTTTCCTAGACACCTATCTCCCATTTGCAGATCAGAACACTCGACTTCTTTTTAAAACTACTCTTGATACTATCCAGCAACAGAACAATACAATTCAGCAGCAGAATCATACTATTTCACATCAGGAAGACATCATTCGTAATCTTACATCAGACATTCCATTAGCAGATAAACGTCAGATCCTCAATAGAATTGTACGCTTCGGAGGAAGTCCTCATACTCGTTGGCCATTCCTCTACAGAGAGTTCGACAATAAGTTTCATATGAATACTAAAGTACAGCTTGAACATTACAATGAGACACATAAACCTAAGCTACAGAACCGTTTAGATTACATAGAGCACATTGGTATGTTCAATGATCTAGCTGAAATAGCATGTGTAATCTTCGGTCCAGACATCGAAAAGTTGTCTGCTCAGTATTATGAAATCTGTAAGTAAATTTTGATTTTACAGTGAGAGGCTTACAACTTTACAGTGAGCCTCTTACAAAAGAAATTTGATCCATATACTCAAATAAAACCATTATATAGGGGGTAAGAAACTTGATCGACACCACAAAAATTTTACCCGGTCAGGAATTTAAGAACATGCAGGAACTGTCAGTAGCTCTTACTGGTCAGAAGATGCCTGCCGGAAACAGATATGTTGTCAGAGTCAATGAGATGAAGAAATATTTTTCATGGGATAAGGTGCCTGGTTCCAACAGAATTATTATTACTGACATTTTTCCTGAACCTGTCACAAAACCCAGGAAAAAATGTAAAAAAAGAATAGCAACACCAAGAGAATATTATCCTCAGGGTAAATACAATTCTATGATTTATGCCAATTTAACTACGTTAGAACTCAACCATAAATATTCTCTTTCAGAACTATTTGAGGAGTTGGGTATGACCAGTTGCAGATTCACGCGTCCAAAGTATTACTTAGATTGTGTAAATACAACTAACCTTTCACTTTCAACTTATAGATATTTTTTTAATAAATTGAACAATTTATTGAGTAAAACTTTATATACTACTCTTACTAATTTTAAAAAGCGAGAATGTATTTCTTATCATATGGAATATAGATACACTTTCAAACAAGGATATGAAGAAATAGACATACCTACAGAAGCTATAGAAGCGCTCAAAGAACAGGCGCTGCAGGAAACTTCATATAAAGATGAATGGTCTGTTTT